GATGTGCTGGCAGCCATCATGCCCATGAACATTCTGAAAGAGGAGTACATCAACGATCTTGCGGAATTTCAGGCGCTCTGCATGGAGCAGTTCTACAAGGATAAGGAGCGCCGGGAGGCAGTTATCGAGGAGGCCGAGGACGACGCGGAGGGCGCGGGGCAGATCGGCATGGAGGGCGTGGAAGATGGAGAATGAACGGGCCATTGAGATTTTAGACCCGGAACACCGGGAGCCGTATGAGAGCCTTGAACCGATAAACGAGGCTTGCCGGATGGGCGTGGAGGCGCTGCGGCGGCGTGTGCCGGAAAGCCCCTACCCTGACGGGGACGCGGGTGTAATGGCCTGCCCGTCCTGCGGGAGCGGCGAATACCTGCACAACGAGGACGGAAACCGCTGCCGCTTCTGCGGACAATGCGGACAAGCGATTGACTGGGACGGCAGCACCGGGGAGGAGACGGAATGAACGTTGTCTCTTTTGGCGGCGGGACAAACAGCACCGCCATGATTATCGGGATGTATCTGCACAAAATTCCTATTGATCTGATTTTGTTTGCGGACACCGGCGGCGAGCAGCCGCACACCTACGAGTTCATGGGGACGTTCAATGAGTGGCTGGTAAAGCATGGCATCCCAAAGATCGTCTCCGTGGAGTACCACGACAAGGACGGAAACAGATTGACGCTGGAGCAGGAATGCATCAACAGCGGGACGCTTCCATCTATCGCATACGGTTTCAAGCGTTGTTCTCTAAAGCACAAGATCGGGACGCAGGAGAAGTTCTGCAACAATTACCAGCCGTGCAAGGATGTGTGGGCCAGCGGCCAGCGCGTCCACAAGTACATTGGCTACGATGCCGGGGAGACGCGGCGCATCCAACACGCCGCGCCCATCGACGAAGCGGACAAAAAGTACGAAAAACATTATCCGCTCTACGAGTGGGGATGGATGCGCGAGGAATGTGTGCACGTGATCGAGCGGGCCGGACTGCCGAGACCGGGGAAAAGTTCATGCTTTTTCTGCCCATCCATGAAGAAGAAAGAAATACAAGCACTGTGGGAGAACTACCCTGATCTCTTTGAGCGGGCTATCGCGCTGGAACACGGGAGCGCCGAGACAAATGTGAACGTAAAAGGTCTTGGGCGCAACTGGTCATGGGAGAGCTACTACAACGAGTTTATGGCAAACAAGGAGTTCGAGGAGGCGCAGTTGACCTTTGACCAGTTGTTCCCGGACAGCCCCGGCGGGTGTATCTGCGGCGCTCCATGCGGGTGCTATGACGGTTAAGGCGGTGGCGGAATGAAACTCTGTGATCGGTGCCGGGTTGCTGGCTGCTTGTTGAACTACGGCGGGAAAGCCTGTAAAAATGCCCGGAAACAGAACTGCCCGGATGTGGTCTTTACCAACGCGGACAGGGTTCGAGAAATGAATGACGAGGAACTGGCAAAATTCATGTTGAGCAGCAACGGCGCGGCCTACTGCAAGAACAATGATCGTGACAGTACGTGCTACCTAAAAGGACGCGACGGAATGACAGCGTGTGAACTGTGCGCACTGGACTGGCTGCGCGAGGAGGCGGAGTGATGAACTGCACTATTCTGCAAGGCGACGCGCTGGAGCTGCTGCGGACACTACCGCCAGAAAGCGTACATACCTGCGTGACCTCCCCACCCTACTATAATTTGCGAGATTACGGAGTGGAGGGGCAGATCGGAAACGAGGGCAGCGTGGAGGAATACCTGCAGGCGCTGGTTGCTGTATTCCGTGAAGTCCGGCGGGTGCTGCATCCGAATGGAACACTGTGGGTGAACATGGGAGATAGCTATGCTACCAATTCGGGGAACCAGCCGCCGACGAACACCCGCAATTCCTGCGGACACACCGCAAAGCGCGTACCGCAGGGGTACAAGAAAAAAGACCTGATCGGCATACCTTGGCAGTTGGCCTTTGCCCTCCGTGCAGACGGTTGGTATTTGCGGCAAGACATCATTTGGCAGAAGCCAAACTGTATGCCGGAGAGCGTAAATGACCGATGCACGAGGTCACATGAGTACATCTTCCTGCTGTCAAAGTCAGTGCACTATTATTTCAACGCGGCGGCAATCAGCGAACCAGTTACATCGGCCAAAGGAAACGCAAGGACGTTTCGCGGCGGCGGAGCCTATACCGGCGGTCGATCTCACGACAACAGCGCACAGGTGGAGCGTGAGAGCCACGGGAACAGTAAAAACAAGACGGGACGCAGGAACAAGCGGAGCGTCTGGAGCGTAAGCACAAACGGATTTCGCGGCGCACACTTCGCCACATTCCCGGAAAAGCTGATCGAGCCGTGTATTTTAGCGGGTTGCCCAGAGGGCGGCGTTGTACTTGACCCATTTGCGGGCAGCGGCACAGCAGGCGTGGTGGCCAAACGCATGGGGCGCGGTTTTGTGGGATGTGAGATCAATCCCTCGTATGTAGAAATGACCGCCAGAAGAATAGCGGAGGTGGAGTGATGGATTGCTACAACTGCAAAGCGAAAAGCGTTTGCGCGGCGGTGGTGCAGCCCGGCTCCGTGATATGTCTGATGAACCGCATGAGATACTGCGGGACACACGCAGAGGAAGAACCACGGCGACAGCAGGGAGACTATTGCCAGTATTGTGGGCATCGCCTGCGGGAGATCGGACGCGAGCGCTTCTGCAACAATGTGAACTGCCGAAACCGATATGTAAACGTATGAGGCGTGGTTTCGTGGGATGTGAGATCAATCACTCGTATGTGGAAATGGCAGCCGGAAGAATATCGGAGGTGGAGTAATGGGGTTCAGCAAGAAAACGCGCGAGATCGTCTGGAAGAAATACGGCGGGCGCTGTGCATACTGCGGGCGCGAGATTGCCTACAAGGATATGCAGGTCGATCACTTCCTGCCACTGCGGGCTTGGGGTATCGAAGATGCGGGAACCAACGACATATCAAACCTCATGCCCGCCTGCCGTATGTGCAACCACTATAAGCGGGCGAACACGTTGGAGACTTTTCGGCGGTACATTGCGGAGATACCGCGCAAGCTGCGCGAGGACTATATCTACAAGGTCGGCGTGGTCTATGGGAATATCGTTGAGAACGAGAAGCCTATTGTATTTTTCTTTGAGAAAGAGGGCGAAACGAAATGAACGAGAAAAGCGCGGTATATGAGTGCGTAGACCGGGAGCATGACGCTTGGCGGTGCCGGGCGTGTGGGTACATCGAGAATTTCGAGGCGGACGGGCCGACGGAAAACGGCTGGCACTTCTGCCCCGGCTGCGGGCGGGAGATCATCGTGGAAGCGGTCAATCCGTGTCCGTTCGACAATGACAACTGTATGTGCCAGTTCTGCGAAACGCCGTGCAACAACGGCTTAAACTGCTCAGACTGCGCCCACGAGGGAAAGGCGGCGCATGATGTGCTTCTCTGCACGGGCTTTGACGGGAGCATGGAGCAGTACACAGAAAACTGGAAGCGGAAGCAGATGGAGAAGTTGGGAGGCGGGCAGGAATGAAAGTGTATCTGGCCGGAAAGATCACGGGAGACCCGAACTACAGGGAGGAATTCGCGGCGGCGGCAAAGAAGCTGGAGGAGCGGGCCGGTGTGACGGTCATTTCACCGGCGGTCACGCCGGAGGGGCTGAAAAAGGCGGACTATATGCGCATCTGCTTTGCCATGCTGGAGAGCGCCGACACAGCGGTGTTCCTGCCGGATTGGGAGGACAGCCCCGGCGCACAGCTTGAAAAGCATTGGTGCGAGTATGTGGGGAAAAAGATGGTGTTTCTGATGGAGGGTGCGGAATGATCGACTTCGAGGGCTACTATCTTGTGCCGCCTGATCAGGTTGCATACATCGAAACGAGGAGGGGCGGCGGGGATGCACAATATGGGCTGTTCTTGGGCCTGTCCGGCGGGAAAGAGCTGGGCGTGTGGTACAGAACAGAGGAGGCGCGAAAAGCCGCTTATACGAAGCTCGCACGACAGGTCGAGATCGGGAAACGACAGGACAGGGAGGACATCTTGTATCGCCTGCGGTTGATCGAGGCGTGTATCAATAAGACGGATAAGCGGACGCTGCGCATCTGGAAGCAGCTCCAACAACTGCTGCATCTGGAAAGTGAGGAGACGGAATGAGCGGGAGAACAACAGAGCGTATTCTGAACGCGGCGGCAAAGGGGCTGCTGTTTCTGTTCCTGTATGTGATGCTCGACCTGTGCTGGATTGGCGCAGAATGCGTCTTTGAGGGCATCGTGCATGAAAGCAGGGTTGACGGTGTTGTGCTGGCGTGGCTCTGCTTGCTTCTCGTGAGAGAAATCGAACAGTTTGAGCGTAAAATCAGAGGTGACGGACGATGAAGCCGCTGCTTTGCCGCTTGGGACTGCACAGCCCGTGCAAGACGGAATACATAGAGGTTACACGCCGCCGGAGCGACCGGCACGGCGGGAAGTATCACACAAATTACATCGTCTGCCGCAGGTGCGGGAAGCTGTGCTACCGGATGCGGCGGCGCAGGGAGAAAACGATATGAAATGTGAGCTATACCACGATAATTTCCAGAATTTCAAGCGGTACAATGTGCCGAAAGCCCAGCTTGTAATCGCGGACATCCCATACAACATCGGCGCGGATGCCTATGCCAGCAATCCCATGTGGTATCAGGGCGGCGACAACAAGAACGGGGAAAGCAAGCTGGCAAAGCAGAGCTTTTTCCACACGGACGGTACGTTCAAGATCGCAGAGTATATGCACTTCTGCAACAGGCTGTTGAAGAAAGAGCCAAAGGAAAAGGGACAGGCCCCGGCCATGATCGTGTTCTGTGCCTTTGAGCAGATGCAGACCGTGATCGAGTACGGAAAGCGGTACGGATTTGTAAAAAGCTATCCGCTATTTTTCTGCAAGAACTATTCCGCGCAGGTGTTAAAAGCCAACATGAAGATCGTGGGCGCGACGGAATTTGCGGTCGTCCTCTACCGGGACAAGCTGCCGAAGTTCCGCAACGTCGGCGAGGACGGCGGAAAGCACATGGTTTTTGACTGGTTCCGTTGGGAGCGGGACAGCCGAAAGGAGTACCCGAAGATACATCCCACGCAAAAGCCGGTGGGCGTATTGAAACGCCTGATCGAAGTGTTCACAGACCCCGGCGACGTGGTGATCGACCCGGTGGCCGGGAGCGGCACCACATTACGCGCCGCCTACGAGCTGGGGCGCAGCGCCTACGGGTTCGAGGTGGACAAGAGTTTCTACGAGGCGGCGAGAGAAAAGATGCTCGCACCGATCTTGACGGAGACAACGACAATCTGACGACCGGATGCGGTCGCGCCGTGAGAGCGGCGCGGCCTTGCCGGTTGAAGCGAGACCTGTTTCCGGCGGTGCCGGAGAGAATTTCTGTTGCGGCCGAGGGGCCGCAATGGGCTGGTATACCAGCAGTAAGTTAAGGGACAAGCCATGAAACAGGGGTGTGCCTGACGGCATACGACTGTTGAAATGGCCCGTATGCAAGCCGGTGACGGCGCATACACGCAAAAACGAGGGAGGCGTGGCCGCATGAGCCTGTATTATCGGGAACAAAAGCATATCTGCGGCAAGGACTACGCCACGGCGGGGTACATGGAGGTTGATCTGTACCCCGTGACACCAAAGCAGCACAAGGCGAGCCGGAGAGCAAAGAAGAAAGAAGCCTGTACCCTCGCCCAGCAGACCTACAACGACAACCGCTCCAAGAGATACCATGTGCAACTTGTAAACGCCAACTTCGGAAAGGGCGACTTCTCATGGACGGGAACCTATGACGACGATCATCTGCCAGCGCCGGGAGACACCAAGCGGGCGGATATGGACTGGACGAATTACATCAAGCGGGTGTATCGCTGGTGCGATAAGAACGGCGTGGAGCGCCCGAAGTGGGTAGCCGCCACGGAGTACACAACGGTGATGGCAGACGGGACGATCTGTGGCCGTCATCATCACCACGCGATCATCCAGCACACAGAGGGACTGACCCGTGACGTGCTGGAGGAGCTGTGGAGCGATAAGAACGGAAACAGCATTGGCCTAACACGAGGGGAATATCTCACCGTTGACCACGGAAGCGTGGAGGGCCTTGTAAAATATATCAACAAGAACAAACGGTGCGCCCGAAGCTGGCGGCAGAGCCGTGGACTGGAAAAGCCCAAGACACCGCCGCCAAACGATACCAAGTGGAGCCGCAAAAAGCTGGAGGAGGCCAGCACCGTGTACATAGACGACGCTGCGTTCTGGGAACAGAAATACCCCGGCTACACGCTCAACCGCGTGGAAACCAAGGTGAGCAACGCCGGGCAGCGGCATACCGTTGTGATCTTGCGCCGCGCCGAGTGCTGGCACGGGCGAGGAAATATATATCGACCAAGGAGGGAAAGAAATGCTGCAAAATGACTACCAGTTCATGTCGCTGCGTGAAATGCGGCTAATCGCCGGGGTGCCAATCGCCGAGCCGTCGCGCATCACCGGAGAGGGCCGCGTTCACAGGCGCGGAAAGGACAAAGCGGGAAAATACGTTGTGAAGAAGAAAAGAGCTGCCACACGGCAGAAAAAGAAAAGCCGCAGAGCGAACAGGAGGAAATGAAAATGAACGATGCCGAACGCTTCGAGCAAATTTTTCTGTCACAGGTGACGAGGCCGGGCGCGGACAAGCTGCTGGAGTGGCTGAAAAGCACGGATTTCTTCACGGCTCCGGCCAGCACACGGTTTCACGGGGCCTATCCCGGCGGGCTGGTGAAGCACAGCCTGAATGTGTATTATGCCCTGCTGGGGAATTTCAATCTGCGCGGTCTGTATTCGCCGCAGACACAGGCCATCGTGGCGCTGCTGCATGACGTGTGCAAGGCGAACTACTATGCCGGGGAATATCCCGACTACACCGTGAAAGATCAGATGCCCATGGGACACGGGGAGAAGTCTGTCTATCTCGTGATGAAGCGCATGGAGCTGACGGACGACGAGGCCCTTGCCATCCGCTGGCACATGGGCGCGTATGACGATGCTTTCCGTGGAGGGAGCCGTGCGCTGAATGCCGCCATGGAAAGAACGCCGCTTGTGCTGGAGCTGCATTACGCGGACATGATAGCGACGCAGAGAGAAAAGCACGAAGAGGTGCTGTGAATGGCGTACCGGCTGGAGCTATCCGATCTGCCGCCGCGTTACCGGGCGCAGGCAGAGGCACAGCTTGCCGGGCGCGGGAAAAAGCGGGGCGACACCGTGACGGCGGCGGCCCGTGCCGCTGCCATGTCCGGGCTGAAATTTGACAGCCGGGGCGAGTATGAATACTACGTCGGCACCGTCGCGCCAAAGGTCGGACGCGGGGAGATCGTGAAGTGGGAAGCGCACCCGTGCTTTCTGCTGTTTCCGGCGGGGGAATACAACGGCGTGAAGCTGCGGAGTGTTCAGTACACGGCGGATTTCCGGCTGACCTATGCCGACGGCACCGTGGAGATCGTGGAGGTCAAGAGCAAGTTTGTCCGGCGGATGCAGCGGGATTATCCTGTGCGGCGGCGGGTGTTTCTGGAGCTGATCGCCCGCCCGGCGGGCTGGAAATTCACAGAGATCATCACGGCGGAGGACAAGGAAGAAATCAAACGCTGGCGGGAGCTGGCGGAGGAGGTATCATCATGTGGGAAAAACGGCTGACGCACTACGACAACGACGGGCGCGTGTATTCCAGCAGGGGCTACGAGGTGGCCCTTGCAAAGCTGGCGTGGTTCGAGGACAGGGAGCAGAAGCGGGAGGAAATGCCCGTGTGCGGCCTGTGCCAGCGGCACCAGAAGCTGGAAACCGTGGACGGCACGGCGTTCTGGCTGGAATACGGCGAGGACGGCAGGCCCCGCCTTGTGATGGACAGCACGGCGCGGGGCGGCGGGCTGAATGTGCTGTGCGCGGAGTTCTGCCCCATGTGCGGGCGGTTCTGCGGGAAACTGGAGGCGGTGCATGAGGAGAAATAAGCATATCCCGGCGCATTTTGGCACCAACGCGGCCCGTCAGGCGCAGACGCGCTATCTGCGGGGGAAAGCGCCGGAGAGCGAGCGGGTGGAGAAAAACCGGGAGGCGGCGGGCCATGTGATCTCTTTGTGCTTCATGGTTGCGCTGCATGACCGCTACGGCATCGGGAAAGACCGGCTTGACCGCGTGATCACCGCCGCAAACGGCGCGTTGGAGCGGTTTGCCGTCAACAAGCGCGGCGTGGGCATGGAGCGGGCGAAAAAGAAGCTGAACGAGGAGCTGGAGGGCCTGCTGACAGAGCATTTTGTGCTGCCCGCGTCAAAAGCACCGAAAAGCAACCGGGATTGGGCCTTGCTGGGCGAACGGCGGGAAGCGGCGGAGATCGTAGTGAAATGCTATGCGCTGGCGGCGCGTCAGGCCCTCGGCTTTGGCGTGGAGCGGCTGAATGAGACCGTCCGCGCCACGGAGGACGTATTCCGGCAGTTCAACGAGTGGGCCGAGGGCGGGGACTGGTTCGGCTACAATATGCTGGCCCGGCGTATGACGGACATTCTCGGCGAGCCGGTGGATGTGGACGAGAGCGACGCGAAAGAGCCAATCTTCGGGAAAACGTTGGATTGACACAACAGGCAAGGAGATTTGGCGCAGAGCCAAGAACAGGAGGCGGCGGATGCGGTATGGCAGCGTGAAGCACATAGCCCTGTACTACAAGGCAATTCCGGGGATGCTGCGCATGCTGCGGCAGGAGCGGGCGGAATTGGAGGGCAATTATTACGGACTGCGGGGGCTGGCGTGTGACGGGATGCCGCGCGGTTCGTCGCCGGGAAAGCCGACGGAGGAAAGCGGACTGCGGGCGCTGGAAAACGGCGTGAGCGAGCGACTGGCAGAGATCGCGGAGACGGAGCGGGTTTTGTCCGAGGATGAAGCCTGTATTCGCGCCTGTCTGGACGCGCTGAACGGTAAGTACAAAGAGGTCATTGTGATGCGTTATGTGCGTGGGTACAGTTGGGCGAAGATCAGCGCGAGACTTGGGACGGCGGACAGCACGGCCCGCGACTGGCACACAAGGGCCATGGAGCGGCTGGGCGAGGTACTGGAGGAGCTGCCGGAAGCGGAGGCGCTGGCCCGTCGCGCGTCGCGCGCACGTACATAATAAGCGGCAAAAAATTTTGGACTGTCCGGCGGGGCTGAGCAAGGGCTGTTTTGCCGACTGACCTTGTGGCGGAACACCACGGCGGCGGAACAGGAAAACCGGCCTTATAGGAACAAGTTTTTCAAGACTTCGCGCGTGGCGCGAAAGGGTTTCCGTGATCGTCGGGGCGGCGCTGGAAAAACAATTTGCGAATGGGAGGAAAAGACCGTGGATTTTGTGGATAAGCTGGTGGAGGGCATGAGGCGGCTTTTTGTGCGGAGAGCGAGGCGAAAAGCGCTCCGGCGGCGGTGCAGATACCTGTACAGCAGCAAGAGAAGATAAAAATGCCCCGGCGGGCCGTTTTGGTACGGTCTGCCGGGGTTTTGTTCTGCACGATAGCAAGTCGGATTTGTGTTATTCGTCGGCGGGGCTGTCAAGCTCCAGAGGGCGTCCCTCTCGCTTCATGCGTTCTTCGCAGGCTTGCAGCACATACGCCTGTACGCTCTGCCCGGCGGCCTTGGCGGCGGCGCGGATGGCGTTGCCGATGGGCTTAATAGGGCGGGCGCTGATGCGGTCGCATTTGGCGTTGTAAATATCGTTGTTGCGGCGCTTGCTTTCGGGTATGGGCATGGTCAATCCTCCTTTTCCGGCTCGTCCGGGCAGTCTGTCAGGTCGATCACGATGATCTCCGGCGGCTGCGGGGCGAGCTTGTAATATTTTCCGTTTTCGTAGTGCTGATCGGTCACGCCGTCATACCAGCATATATCGCCGTGTTGGGCCTGCGCCGCCTCCATGCGGCCTTGTGCCTGCTGCTCGGTGAGGCCGTCAAAGGTGAGGCGCTGGCCGTCGGCAAATTCGGCCACAAGGCGGTACGCGGGGAACACTTCGGGGACTTCGTTCATGGTCTGCCTCCCTGTTCGGTTTTGTTTTGTCGCATTATAACACGCGGGCGTGTAAAAGTCTACGGGGCAATTTTGGCGGAGGCGCGGGCTTTAAGCGCCGCACGGGCGGTTTTGTAGTCGGGGAATACTTCGGCAGCGGGAAACTCTTTCATGCAACAGTTCCACTTGGGGCGCGAGGTCTTGCGGAGATAGACGATCTCGCCACAGTCGTGTTCCAAGTACCATTTTTCCAGCGTTCCATCGTGGTTGAGCGTGTATCTTGTGGGGGCTGCGGTCGTGGCCATAGCGGTGTCCTTTCTGCCCTCGTGACCTCCGGGGCGGGTGCTTAACTTGCTGGTAACTTGCTGAAAACTTGCTGGGCGGTTTTGTTACTCCGTCAGGCCGAGGGCGCGGCGGGCGGCGATCTCAGCGTTACGGGTGAGCTGGCGCTGCCATGCGCCATACCGGGGAGACCAGCGGAAGCCGTTTTGTTTCAGGGCCTCGCGCTGCTCGTCGTCGGGCTTTTCGTCAAAGATGATCTGGAGACGGTCAGCCTCGGTGTTGCGGACGATCTCACCGCCGGGGAACTTTGTGTTGTCGGCGGGCTGCTGGGCCTGCTCCGTGCGCTTGTCCAGCTCGTCGAGGCGGGCTTGTGTGCGCTTGATCTTGCCGCGCAGGCTGGTCAATTCGTAGTCGGGGCAAGGCTTATCAATCCACGGGCAGCGCTGGCAGGTGTCGGCAAAGTCGGCGGTGAGCTTGGCGGCGGCCTCGGCGGTCAGACCGGGAAAGCCGACAAAGAATTTGTGCTTGCGATAATAGGCATTCATGGCCTTGTTGCGGTCAAGCTGGGCTTGCAGCTTTTGGAGCTGGTCAGTGAGCATTTCGCGGGCGTGGGGGTCGGCGAGGTCTACCGCGCCGGTGCCGACGGCCTCGATCTTGTTCAAGATGGCCTTGATCTCGTCGTACTCTTTCCAGAGGTCGCCCTCCCGCGCCATCTGGCGGTTGTGCTTTTTCATGTTGTAGTTGCCCGCCCCGGAGATAAACTGGCTGGGATAGCTGGCCTGATTGTGGTTGTAGTCGTTCGTCCATTGGGCAAGGCGGCGGGCGTAGCGGTCAAGCAGCGCGTCGAGCTTGTCGTGGTAGTAGGGGCTGATCTTGGCTTTCCGTGCCTCCACCAGCGCGGCGGCCTTGTCCACGGCGGCGCGGTAGCCGTTGGTGGCGCTGCCGGGCCTGTAGTCGCTCATGTGGACGCAGTAGTGAGCGTTGCGGGCGGTGTCCTCGTTGATCTCGTAATAGCGGGCGGCGGGCTTTGCTTCGGCCTGCGGCGGGGAGATCATGCTTGTCTGTTCGTACATTTTGTGTACCTCCGTTTTGTGTTTTGGGGTTTCGCTTATGGGGTGCCGTCGCTTTGTCCGGTGCGGCGGCTCCAAGGTGTCCGGTTTTGTGGTCAGTCAAGACAGGTTTCGTAACGGATGCGGTATTGCTCTTTCAGCTTGTCATAGGCGCGGGTGGTGACGGTGTAGGTGTTGCGCTGCTCGTCGTAGCTGATGCCGCGCCCGTGGAGCTGCGGGAGACCGTCGCGGAGAGGGCGGAGAAAATAATGCTTGCCGTAGTAGGAAAGATCGGCGGCGAAGTCGCAGCCGGTGGGGGCCTGCTGCATTTCGTAGCAGTAGACGTATTCGCCGGGCTTGTCGGCCTGCACGGCGGGGGCCTTTTCTGCCTCTAATGCGGCGTAGTCCGGGGCGTAGCCGAACAGCTCGCCGGTTTCGGGGTCGTAGCGGCTGGCGGAGAAGTCCGGGACGAAAAGCGTTGTCTGCGGGTCGATTTGGCGGGCGTAGCCGCCGGGGACGGGGGCAAAGGTGCCGTTGATCTTGCGTTCGATGGATGCCATGTTGTTTACCTCCTGATTTCGCTGTCGAGGGCGGCCAGCGCATCGGCCATGCCCTGCTCAAAAATGCGGGTGTTCTCTGCGTTGGATTTTGTGAGATCGTTCGAGTAGCTGCAGGCGGGCCAGAGCGGGCAGTCACACGCGCCGCGCCCGGCGTTGTAGTGCTGATTGCAGATGGTTTCGATGCGTTCGCCTGTCTCGGCGGGGATGTAAAGCCATGCCATTTTGTGTACCTCCGTTTTGTGGTTTAGGTGTTACCCATGAGCGCCCGCCCCGGCGGGGGGCGGCTGGACTTGCACCAGCGGCGGCGGATGCCGTCGGCCTTGCGGGTTTTGGGTCAGGCGACGCGGAAATAATAGGCGTTCTTCTTGCCACTCCACTTGCCCCCGGCGGCCTCGATCTCTTTTTCGTGGGGCTTTGTGTCTCCGGCCAGCCAAACCACCGGCGCGGCGGTGGTTGCGCCCTTGATGGTGGCCGTCAGGCCGTCCACCTCTGCCCAGCGGGCCGCGATGATCTCGGCGGCGGTCTTGGGTTCGACGGCCTCGGCGGCGGGCTGCTCCGTCTTGGTTTCGTGCAGCTCGGCCAGCTTGTTTTTCAGCTCGTCGATCTCGTTGGCGGCGCGGTACAGATCGCCGCGCAGGGTGGCGACTTCTTCCTGAGACTGGGCCAGCTCGGTGCGGAGCTTGTCGGCCTCGCCGGTTTTGGTGTTGTTCTCGGCGGCCTCGGTGAAAAAGGCCCGGACGGCGCGAACGGTTTCGGGTTCGGCCTTAATGGGCATGACCACGGCAAACGGTTCATCGTCGCAATAGGCGACGGCGGCGGAGATCGCGGACGTGGTGCGGAGCTGGGCGGCGGGGTGCAGCGCGGCGATGAATTTTGTGTCGTAGATCGCGGCAAAATCGGCGGCGGCGTTGTAGTAGCAGACGGCGGCGGCCTTGGGGGTCTGCACGGTCAGCGGGGAGCGCTGGAGGGGCTGCGCGTCGGCGTTGGCTTTCAGCGTGTCGGCGTACAGCCTGACGAGATCGAGCTTGTGCGCGTCGTCCTCGTGCTTGCCGTCCTTGTCAAGCGTCCAGTTGCCCGGCTCGCAGCAGGTGAAGCCCTGCACGGTGGCGGCGTACTCCGGCGGGTTCATGGTGCAGAGAAGAAAGCCGTTGCATACGTAGATCGTGCCGTCCTCGGTGACTTGGCAGACGAGGCGCGGCGAGCCTTTCAGGGCCTTGGCGGTGGCGGCGGTGTAGCGTCCTGTGAATTTCATCTTGTGTTCCTCCTGATCTTGTTTTTGGGTTTTGCTTCTGGGGCTGGGTTGCTTTGTGCGGTGCAGCCCTGCTAAAGTATCCGCTTGCGCTGGGTCAACGCTTGGACTTCTCCACCTGTAAGGCGTGGAACAAATGGGCCTTTGCCATGTAGAAATGCGGGTCGGTCTCCGGCGCGTCTTTCCCGGCGGCCTCGGCGGCCTCGCGGGCGGCCTTGCCGGGCTTGTCGGTGTACTTCCAGAGCTGGCAGGTGATGGCGGACTTTGCGCCCTTTTTCACGCTGTAGCCCATGCGCTTCCACTCGGCGAACGTGTGGAACTGATCGGCGGCGAGCATGGCGGTGAAGATGTCCTCGGCGGTAGCGGCGCTGCCCTCGTCAACGGTGATCGTGACGTTGGAGCGGCGGGCGGCGATCTGCTCGGCGGTGTAGGTGGCTTGCACCAGCTCGGCGAGCTGGGCGGGGGTGAAGCTGGCGCGGACGTTCTCAAAAATGATCTCGTTGTTAGTCATGGCGTTTTTCCTTTCCGGCCTTGGCGGCCTGTACACGGTGTCGTGTTGTTTGCTGTGGCTCGAATGTAACACGGCACCGTGTATTTTGTCAAGCGTTTTTTTGAAATTTTTTTCGGGGCTGGGGTGTTCCCCCGTAGGGGGAAATTTTTTCGGCCTGCCCTGCTGGGCTTGCGTTCTGCGGGCGGGTGTGCTATGATTTAGCCGTGGCCGGGCGGCGGCGAACTCGCCGCCCGTGCCGGGGGAAGAACGCCGGGCCGTGCCTTGCTGGGGTGGCCCGGCGTTTTACTTGTTCAGCCGCTCGCGGAGCTTTTCGCGGAACTCCTCGATGGTCTTGCACTCGTCAGCGAGTATCAAGAGCCGGAGCCGTTCGGCCTCCTGCGCTTGCTGTACAAGCAATTCGCCTGTGTTCGGCGTGGTCATGTTCACCTCCCCTTTCTGGTCGCCGTGGGCGGCGGTTCGCTGGGCGGCGGTCGCTGTGGCCGTCCGCTTGCCCTGCATGATAGCGGCGGATTTTTGCGCCGTCAATAGGGCTGTTTTCGTTCCCCAGTCCCCCTTTAGGGGGGACGTGGGGAAGTTTTTTTGCACAAAATTCCGTGGCGTTTTCTGTGCAAATCGCTGCATCTGGGGGACTATAGGGGGCATATTAGCTTAGCTTATCCGGGGACGATACCGGGCGCGGTAAATACCCTCGGCGGCGGCTCCGGCCTGCCCGACGGAAGATCGGCAGACCGGCGCGGCAGGCGGTCACGGTGGCAGATCATCCACCGGCGGCAGGCGGTCGGGGTGGGCGGCTCCGATGGGGGCGGCGGTCGGCACGGCGGGCAGACGACCGGCAGGACGGCGGACAGCTCCGACAGTCGGCAGGACGGCCAGCCATTCGCCAGCGCCGCCAGCCGGGCAGGCGCAGGAGATACCAAACGCGCAGGCCAGCGCAGAGATACCATGCCGCGCAGGCGCACAGGCGCAGCACAGCGCAAGCCATCCACCGCCAGAGCGGCCAGCCATCCGACAGCGCCGCCAGCCAGCAGGCCGCAGGAGATACCAAACGCCCGCGCCCGCGAAGATACCACGACGCGCAGGCCCGCGCGAAATTCTAAACGCGCCCGCGCGAGGTACTGGCGGCGCGGCAGTCGTCCTTTGCGGGTTCGGAAGCCCAAAATTTTTTTAGGTAAGGGGTCGAAAAATCGCTTCCGGGGAGCCGGGGCGGGAAAAGTTGGCGGGGTCAAAAATGCGACAGAGGAAGAAAACGGGGCGGTTTTGGGCAAAAAAGAAGCCGCCTATGCGGCGGCTGATGGCGAGAAAGGCGGGCGGCTGTAATATGGAACGGGCGGGCGCTCGCGTATGCGCGAGAGGTTACAGGCTGCGGCGAGGTCGGCGGCGATGAAGCGTCTGGCGGCGGGTATCATTTTCGTGGCATCACGAAAATGGTCAGAGGGAGAGCGGGACGACGATGCCGCGACGGGAAATAGAAAAGCGGAACTGCCTACAGTCTGTTGGCAGCTCCGCTATTATTCTTTCTGTTCCAAATCGCCGGTGAGCCATACGAGGGAAACACCGAGGACGCGGGCGAAGATGGCAAGCTCATAATCGGTAACGAAACGGTCGCCGGTCTCAATGCGGCTGATTGCCTCTCGCCCCAGACCGACACCATAGACCTGCATCTTGGCGGCAAGGACATCTTGGGATAGGCGTTGGGCAGTTCGTGCCTGATGTATTCGGTCGCCGGAGATGTTGGCCCGCCCGGAGTAATCATATATTTTCATAAGCCGTCCCTCCTGTTCTGCTTGACAATACCATTTTTTATGGATAATCTTGTAATAAAGATTTACAAAATATAGGAAAGCAGAGAAAAAAGTAGAAAAGATTTACAATATGCCGAGGCGGAGAACGCGGTGACGAGGGATAATGTGCAGAGGAGGGGCGGCGTATCATGGGAGTGTTGCGGGAGTTGGTAAGGGCATTCTGGGACGGATTTAACAACGGCACAGGGAAAGCCAAAGAAGAACAAAAAGCAGGTGTCGAATATGGAACTCCTGCGGAGGAATACCGCCAAAAAGATATGACGGTCGAGTGGGAATGGTTATATCCGGCAGGGCTGCCTACATTCGAGACGCTGGCAGGAGAGGGACACGCTGACCCTCGCGGACTTGTGTACGCAATACTTCTGTTTAACATGGAGAGAAAAAGACCGTTTTCGGATGAGGATATTTCCTATCTTGACTTTGGGAAAAAGAGTACGGCTTATTCAGCTCTGCGGAAAAGTGGGCTGATTGCGCCGCTGGAGCCGTGCGAGGAAATGGCGGAGCTTTATACGAGGGAAGAAATGGAGAAACTTGCCGAAGAACACGGCGTTTCAAAAAGCGGGAACAAGCACACACTCGCCAAAAAGCTGCTTAACGGCGGCGTTAAGATCGACCGGAGAAAGCACAGGGGGCGTTTGTTCCGACTTACGGAAAAAGGAAAGAACGTTATCTTGGAGTACCGCGCGGACGAGGAAGCGGCGATACGTTGCGCCGCAATGTCGCTTAGAAATCTGAACTATGGTGGGGCTGTTGCAGCCTACCGAGACTTTGATAAAAAATGGGGCTTTGCGCACACTTCGGGAAAGAAGCATACTATATTCGCACACTATGATATTCCTCGATGCAGGTTTAGGTTTATAGAAACCTATCCGATGTGGGAACTGGAGAACACGAGGAATTTTAAGGACACGCTGCGGGCCTGCCTGATCGCGGGCTTGATGCGAGGATGTGAAGATAGGCTGGCATTGAGGTACAATGTGGAAAGCCTGTGCAACGAAACGATAAGATGTCCCGGACTGACAGGGCTTTTTGACTATGAAAAAGAAGTTCTGTGGAAGATACAGGAACAGATCAACCACGATGCGGGGAGCGCACTTGAATACTACATATCACACGTTCTCTATTTGAGCAGAAAAGAGGTCAGAGGATATTAAGGCGGATAGCCCGAAAAAATTTTTCGGGATTAGCAACTTCCGCAGGTTTTTCGTGATAATATCATACCGTGGAATAAAGCCCGTGGCGGAAACGCTGCGGGCTTTGCCATTGGTGCGTCCTGCGACGGTCGAAGCCCTGCGTTCCTACGCGGGGTATTTCCGTAGGTCGAGCGGGACGCACAGCTATTTGGAGGTGTGAAATGCCGAAGCGGAGCAAGTCGCGCGACACCGCCAAGGCTGCATACATCGCCCGCAAGGCGGCGGGCGAGGAAGTAAGCCTGCGGGAGCTGGCGCAGGAGCAGGGGGTGAGCTATCAAACCCTGCGGAATTGGAAAGCAGCGGACAAGTGGGATGAAGCTCTGCCAAAGAAGCGGCGGGGCGGTCAACCGGGAAACCGCAACAGCGTGGGAAAGAAAAACGCTGCCGGAAGCCATGCGGGCGCACCGGCGGGAAATAAGAACGCAGAAAAGGACGGAGCGTACAGCGCCGTCTTTTTTGATATGCTCTCGGACGCAGAGCGGGAGATCGTACAGCGAACACCGCTGGGAAGCCGCGCCGCGCTGGAGCATGAAATGCAAATCCTGAAATTCCGGGAGCATAAGATACTCGCCAAAATCGCGGAGTATGAGGCAGCCCCGGAGGACAGCCTGTACATCAACAGCCTGATGGACATGAGAGTGCCGGGCGGACGCGGCAAGGACAAGCAGGACGGTGCCTTACAGAGCATGGGAATGTACAGCAAGGACAGCGCGTTCAGCCGTGTGCTGAAATTGCAGGAGGCGCTATACAAGGTGCAGGGCCGCATCGCCAAGATTGCGGACAGTCTGCGGGCGCTGGAGGAGAGCGAAAAGCGCATGACGCTGGAGCGGGAAAAGCTGGAGCTGCTGCGTATGAGAGCCACCGGCGCGGTGGATGTACCAGACCCGGAAACGGATGGAGAGGACGCAGAGGAGATGGCATAATGGAAAGCATTTTAACAATCCTGCTGGGCGGTGTGTTGCTGGCTGCGGCTTTGCTGGGTGGGGCGCTGGCGGTTCCACATCCGTGGGGGATTGTGCCGACGGCGGTGGTCATAGCTGGATGGACAGCGGTGTGCTGCTTTCTGGCAGTCACGCAGTTGGAAATGCTGGGTATGCTGGTCACGGCGATTGTGGCAATCTTCACAGCAGTTCGTCTGGGGGAAGGGCGGTAGATGAAATGACACTCTACACAAGCAAAGTGGTGGCCCAGTGGTTATGCCTGACGGAGCGGCGGGTGCGCCAGCTTCGGGACGAGGGCGTGATCGTGGAGGCCCGACCGGGGCTTTACGAGTTACAGCCAACAGTGGCACGGTACATCACCTACATAGGCGGCGCGGGCAAGGAAACGCTGACAAACGAGCGCATGATGCTGACGCGGGCAAAGCGTGAGGCGGCGGAAATGGAAAACGACCTGCGGCGGGGTGAGGTACACCGCACGGCGGACATCGAGCGGGGCATCCAGTCCATGTTCCTGAACATCCGCAGCCGCTTTCTGGCGCTGCCCGCCAAGCTCTCTCCCACCCTGTCCACCATGGGCGGAGATCAGACGGGTATCTTCGACGAGCTGAAAGGGGCCATCGAGGAAATTCTGGAGGAAATGAGCGATTACCGGGTGGCCTTTGCGGCGGAGGACGGTGAGGACGATGGAGAAGCAGAAAAAGAAACACCCATGTAGCGGGTGCGTGTGGCGGGTGCAGACCAGTGAGGACAAGGTGCTGTGTATGTTCCCTCGCTGCGTGAGAAAAGAATATGAGCGCTACTGGCCGCAGGGGAAGCAGAGCGATGAAAAAGCGAAAAATCATTGATCTGCCAAAGCCGACGCTGGAGCTGTTGGCACGGTGCGCGGCGGTGCTGAAACCGCCCCCGGCTTTGACGCTTTCGGAGTGGGCAGACCGATACCGGGTGCTGTCGGCGGAGAGCAGCGCGGAGCCGGGGCGCTGGCACACGGACAAGGCACCATACCAGCGGGAGATCATGGACGCAATCGGCGACCCGCACATCCGCAAGGTGGTGATCATGAGCGCGGCGCAGATCGGCAAGACCGACGCTTTCATCCTCAATCCGCTGGGCTACTACATGGACTACGCCCCGGCTCCCATCCTCGTGATGCAACCGACGCTGGACATGGGACAGACCTTTTCCAAAGACAGGCTCGCGACCATGATACGGGACACGCCGGAGCTGCGGGACAAGATCGACGTGAAAAGCCGCTATTCCGGCAACACCATCATGAAGAAGAATTTCCCCGGTGGCCACATCACCATCGTGGGCGCGAACAGCGCAACGGGCCTTGCCAGCCGTCCCATCAAGGTGTTGCTGGCGGACGAGGTTGACCGCTATCCGGCCAGCGCCGGAACGGAGGGCGACCCGCTTTCCTTGGCCCAGAAGCGACAGACGACCTTTTGGGACAAAAAGACGGTGATCGTGTCCACGCCGGTCATTAAGGGACAGAGCCGCATCGAGACGGAGTTCAACCAGTCCACGCGGGAGGAATGGAACGTGCCATGCCCGGAGTGCGGGCATTACCAGCCGTTTGTGTGGGCCAATGTGGTGTTTGACAAGGACGACCCGCAGGGTGAGGTGCTGTATAAGTGCGAGCGCTGCGGCGTAGTGAACGGAGAATACAAGTGGAAGCAAGCAAGCAAACGCGGGCGCTTTGTGCCGGAGAACCCCGGTGCGGAGGCGCGAGGCTTTCACCTGAATACGCTGGCCTCCACATTCTGCTCATGGAAAGAGATCGTGCAGAAATTCCTTGTGGCAAAAGAACAGCTTGATCAGGGAAACCCGGAGGGCATGAAAGTCTGGGTGAACACGGAGCTGGGAGAAACGTGGGAGGAGCAGGGCGAGCAGGTGGAGGATGCCGCACTGCTGAACCGGCGGGAGCTGTACGACGCAGACGTGCCGGAGGGAGTGCTGGTGCTGACAGCCGGTGTGGACGTGCAGGACGACCGCTTCGAGGTAGAGGTGGTCGGTTGGGGCATCGGCAAGGAGAGCTGGGGCATCCGCTACCAGAAGATATACGGCGATATGCTGAAAGAGCAGGTATGGCAAGACCTCGACAATTTTCTGCTGGGCGGCTTCAAGAAAAAAGACGGGACGGTGCTGCATATCATGAGCGCCTGCATCGACACCGGCGGCCACCACACAGATCAGGTATACCGCTTCACGGCGGAACGGTGGGAGCGAAAGATATGGTCGATCAAGGGCAAGGGCGGCGCGGATGTGCCGTATATCCGAAACCCCACCACTAACAACCGCGTGAAAACGCCGCTGTTCATCATCGGCGTGGACGCGGGAAAGGCCCTGCTGTATCAACGACTGCGGCACGAGACCAAGGGGCCGAACTATTGCCACTTCCCACTCAATGAGGAAGCGGGCTATGACGAGCAGTATTTTATCGGCCTGACAGCCGAGAAAATGGTGGTGCGCTGGCGCAAGGGCAGAAGCGTTGTGGCGTGGGAGCTGAAAGACAGCAAGCACAAGCGCAACGAGCCGCTTGACCTGCGCAACTACGCTACGGCGGCGCTGGAGATCGCTAACCCCATTTTGCAGGAGGGCGAGATCGCAAAACCTATCAGAAAACGTCCGGCGGGCCGCCGGAGGCGAGGAGGGATTTAATTGGCAGTCTTTACGAAAGAAGTGTGCCAAAAGAAACTGAACACATGGCTGGCGGCGGAGGAGGCCATCGCCACCGGCCAGAGCTATCAGATCGGCAGCCGTATGCTGACGCGAGCTGACTTGAAGCAGGTACGGGAGGAAATGGAATACTGGGCCGGAAAGCTGGCCGAGGCAGAGGCAGAGGATAAGCACGGCGGACGAAACCGCGCCTATCGTGCCGTGGCCCGCGACGTGTGAGGAGGGAGCGCATGGAGAAACCGAATATCCTTGACCGGGCAATCATGGCCGTGGCTCCCGTCCACGCGGCAAAGCGGGCGGCGGCGAGGGCCGCACTGAGCGTGATCAACAGCGGGTACGGCAACTACGGAGCCAACCTGACGAAAAAGAGCATGAGAGGATGGATGTACAACGGCGGCAGCGCCAAGGAGGACATCGAGGACAACATCGACATTCTGCGGCAGCGGAGCCGAGACGCTTACATGGGCATCCCAACGGCAACGGCGGCACTGAAAACCATGCGGACAAACGTTGTAGCAGGCGGATTGATGCCTGCGCCGCAGCTCGACAGCGACTATCTGGGACTGGACGAGGCGGCGGCGGAGAAGCTGCAAGCGCAGATCGTGCGGGAGTTCGCCCTGTGGGCGGACACGCCGGTATGCGACGCGGAGCGGATGGACAACTTCTATCAGCTCCAGCAGCTCGCCTTTTTGAGTTACCTGATGAACGGCGACACCATCGCCCTGCTGCCAATGAAGCATCAGGCGGGAGTGCCGTATGACCTGCGTGTGCGGCTGATCGAGGCAGACCGGGTATGCAGCCCGGACGGTTTTGACCGGCTGATGCCATGTACCGTGCAGGGCTACGAGGTGCAGAGCATCGTACAGGGCGTGGAGACCGACGCGGACGGTATGGTGACAGCCTACTGGATATGCAACCGGCATCCGCTGGGCAGCAACAGCGCCGTGGACGCGGCGGGGCTGACGTGGCAAAGAGTGGAAGCCTACGGCGATACAACCGGGCGGCGGAACGTGCTGCACATCATGAGCCGCGAGCGCATCGGCCAGCGGCGGGGCGTTCCCCTGCTGGCCCCTGTGCTGGAGAGCCTGAAACAGCTTGGCCGCTATACGGACGCGGAGATCACGGCGGCGGTGATCAGCGCCATGTTCACGGTGTTCGTGAAGTCACAAAACCCGTCGGACGGCAGACCGTTTGGAGAAATGATACCGGCGGAGGAGCTGATCGACAGCGCCGACCAGAGCAGCATCGAGCTGGGGCCGGGGGCCATCATTGACCTGAACCCCGGCGAAGAGGTGCAGTTTGCAGACCCGAAGCACCCAAACACCGGGTACGACGACTTCACGAACGCAACCATCCGCCTGATCGGCGCGGGGCTGGAGATACCGCCGGAAGTGATGATGAAGCAGTTCACCACCAGCTATTCGGCGGCTCGCGGCGCACTCAACGAGTTCTGGCGCACCTGTAGTATGCAGCGGGACTGGTTCACGGACGATTTTTGCCAGCCGGTCTATGAGGAGTGGTTCGCAGAGGCGGTCGCCCGTGGGCGTATCCACGCGCCGGGCTTTTTCACCGACCCAGCGCGGCGCAAGGCGTACACGGCCTGCGCGTGGAACGGCCCGGCACGGACGAACCTGAACCCCGTACAGGAGGTGGATGCCGCCATCAAGCGAGTGGATGCCGGTTTCAGCACGGCGCAGGAGGAGACGGCGCAAATGACCGGCGGGGACTACAACCGCAACATCAAACTGCGCGTGACGGAGGCCAAGCGCAAGCGCGAGGTGGACGAGATCGGAAAAGCGCAGACGGCGGGAGAATAGGAGGAAAACAGAAATGCCCGAAAACAAGAAATTCTGGAAATTCTGCAATCAGGCAGGAAACAAGGTAGAGCTGCTGCTTTACGGCGACATTTCGCAGACGAGCTGGTGGGGCGACGAGGTGACCCCGAAGCAGTTTGCGGAGGAGCTGGCCGGTCTGGGAGCGCTGGACGAGATCACGGTGCGCATCAACAGCGGCGGAGGCGACGTGTTCGCAGCGCAGGCCATCGGCAACCAGCTTGAACAGCACCCGGCGGCGGTGACGGCGAAGATCGACGGCCTGTGCGCCAGCGCGGCAACCATCGTCGCCTGCCACTGCGGCAAGGTGATCGCCGCAAACGACAGCACCTACATGGTGCATCCGGTGCGCATGGGCGCTTGCGGCTACTACAACGCCGAGGAATTGCAGAAGTACATCGAGGCGATGAACGCCATCCGGGAAAGCATCGTGGGCCTGTACGCGAAAAAGACAGGCAGAGATAAGGACGAGGTGGCCGGATGGATGGACGAGACAAGCTGGTGGACGGCGGCGCAGGCAAAGGAAAACGGCTTTATCGACGAGTTGACGGACGAGGCGGACGGAACGGTGATCGAAAACCGGGACGGGCTACTGTTCGTCAACA